CCCCAGATAAGCCTAGGAAAAACGGCTAAAATCAGCACTAATTTATGATGTGTGGAATTATTATAATTCACACCCGCACAAGGAAAGTTGTCAACAACCTAAGCTTTCGCGTATTCGTAGAGTCATCCCATCCACCCACTCAAGGGCTGGGTATGGAATCGATCCTCCACTATACTGGTTACCAACGGGCCGTTTTCGTGTGGCCACTGGTCTTTCCCTACAGTAGATGAGAACCATAAAGGTCTTCTTATAAACTTAGGGCTAATGATAGAGCTATACCGTAGTTCCTTATGGACTATCCGTATCTCCATCCTGGACGGAGCCTGCCTGGGCAGGTTGTGTCTGGTGATCAATCAGACGTTGTGGATCAGTAGTTGTGTGGGGTGGGTCGTGAAATTGACTGCACCAGCTGTCCTAACAGAGTGATACTTCACTGAGTAATGGACAGTGGGGTCGGTCACGACGATGGCGTAATCGAGCGTTAACGTGCATCGATGGAAATTGTGTGTGTCTACCCGAGTGTCTGGTATCTGAACATTATTGGCGTTCAGGTTAAGGAGGATTTCCGAGGTATTCCCCGGATCACTCGTGACGCTCCAGGCAATGGTGATCCTATACGCTCCAAGAGGGAGCGTGAAGGCCGCCACGCCGGGTTGCATTACGACACCTAACGGGTTTGTGGACATGTAGGGTGGTATGTCGGTGTAGACCAGAGCGGTCCACGCGGAATCCACCAAGACAACTGACGGAACTTCAAAGAAGCTAAGATCCCTACTCATAGGGGTGATGGGTATGGACTGTGGAATGTGGAATTCCACTTCATAGTCGACCCAGAGCTTACCGATTTCCGCCGTGCTGGCTTGTCCAAGGGTGCACACGTACATGATTCCTGCATCATATATATTAACATCCCCCGGCACATTAAAGTACCGGATCTGCTTTCGGTTTCCAAGTGGAAACATGTTGCGATAATTGAGGTTACAAGTCAAGGATTTGGTCCATGAAACATCTTCCATGGCACCCTCCGTGTTACTTGCCTCTTTCTCGTCGGCTGGTGGTTGTTCTGCAGGATTGTAGCAGGGCGATAATATCACCGAGCCACCCGTATCTGTCCCCGTTCGGGTTACGAAACGAAAGCGGAGCTTCCGAAACGTGTAGAGCTGCCAAACAGCAGCTTCACGTGAAAGTCGGGGGAACGTCGCAGATAGACCAGGATTGAGGGCATAACGTTGAAATCCGAAGGCTACACTTCCGTTAACGGAATTGATAAGCTCGGAACCTTTCACTACGTGCCGGTCTCCTTGGCCTAATCGGGCCACCTGCCGCCCACTATACGCAGAAGGCGCTCCACCCTGATAAAAGGGTTTGGACGCAGGGGAAGGGGATGTGTTGGGTTGGGACCGTTTTCGGTCACTCCCACTGCTCTTATAGAGCTGCCACAACTTGGAGATGGAGGCCTTAGTGACCTTCCATCCCATATGGGCTGCATAGCTGCGCAGCCGTGCCAGGTTTGCCTGACTCAATTGGTTGTTTCTATTTCCGTGGGGAATAAGAGACATCTTTAGGTTCAATATGGGATACCTGTGACCTTAACAGGGACTGTGCATCGCTTCGGAACTTCTGAACACAGGCGTCAAACGCCCTCTAGTTCTTAAGAGAAGGAGCTCCGTGCAGTCTCTCGGCATTTTGGTTAGCACGCGAGCGGAGAGCTTAGTCAGATGTGCGTGTATAGTTTTGTTCGAAAATACAGCACCATTTGATTTCAACATCCTACGTTTTGGGCTATTACCCGAAGCGACCCCATGGTTGAGTTTAACGACTTCCCAGGTCGGTAAGGTTCTCCTTAAGACATCATTTTAGTCGGTTTTAAAACCGTTTTTATTTTGTTTTTTGGATTTTAGATATCTAGAGAACCCGATTTTCCTCACAGAGAGGAAGTTGAACTGAACCCAATGGTGGACAGAAAGGGCCCTCACTCTTGACGTAGAACTCTTCCCAACGTTTGACTAAATCGTCATCGCTGAAGTAGTTTAGTTTCTTAGAGTGATTCCGGAGACGGGCATTAACCTGAGGTATGGGTTTCTCGTTGAGATTCCTCATATAATCCTCTAGAAGGCTTAGCCTCAAGCTCCAATCATCGCTATCTGTCGTCGGGACTATCTCTTCCCAGCCATAAATAGAGTAAGACCCCACATCTGGGTCTTTAAAAATAGGTGGAAGGACACGCCTATTGACCATCGCAGCCGCTTTTAATTTATCAAATATTGCGGGTTTATCGACCGGTCTTAGGGTAAAGAGAGAGCTCTCCTTCTTCCAGATCTGAGCTGCCAAGATGCGCTGAAGTTTTGTAATTTTAGCGCCTGGTGGTGCAAACTCTGGATCTAAACCACACCCCCCTAGGTGGGGCGGAAGAAACCAATTAGGCTGTACATTGCTGCCCTTGAACCATGACTTACCAAAGGTTTTCATGGCAATAGGTATTAAGCAACGAGCCTCGGGAACAAGATGGCATAAGCTATTAATGTCCCTGGTTATTTCTGTGGGTAGAGCTTCTCCAATATTGAAAGGCTTGATGAGACGAAGATTAAGGTAACCAACACGTTTTGTGGTCGGTTTCAGAATTCCTCTTTCGGACAACTTCCAAGTTGACTCGAATAATTGGGAATTAATCATACATCTATCTTCTGATAAATAGTTCTTCCCGACCGAGAATTTTAATCCGGCGGATGAAGTAACCTCATCAATGACGGGAAAGAAAGAGATTGGGGCTTTGAAGACTAAATCATCTCCATTTATTATGGCCCTATTCCACATTTTCTTTCCGAGGCGGTTGTTCTCTCTCGAGAGCAGTTGCCATCTTTCAATCGCTGTCCTATAGCAAGCAAGATTAATCACACAGAGGAGAGGAAAGGACAAAGGATGGCCCATAAGCTGGGCACCTGTACCTAATACCTTCTCTGCCTCGCGCAGTACTTTCTTGTTTGCATCCATCACTCTGTTGTATTCAATAATATTTGGGCCGAATGACCTAGCTGCTAAGTGGTGCAGCGGGTGCTTCTTTAAGCCTTCAAGGCAAGCCATTGTTGTACAACGGAGGAGAAGATTAGTGGCACTCTCATAATCTACTGAGTACCACAACCAATCGTCAGGTGTTTCTGCATTAATTTTGGCAATGCGTTCCGTTAAGTCCTCGTCTAACATGGTTGACTCTTTTTGAGTCTTCCAACTGGTTAGCAAGTGGCCTTGTAGTGGTTGTAGAGCGGTATAAAGATACCCATCTCCCACTGACACCGTTCGGTGTTTACTAGGCTCATCTATGATGACTATACGTACTTTATTTGCCTCATTTGCGCAGAAGATAAGACCTTCACCTCGTGAATTGTCCGGAGCGAACTTCACCAGCGTTTGGGACTGCTTCATAGCAGCCTCGTATGCATGGTCGAATGTCCCTTGCCGGAATGAGTTAAAATGTAAATTCACGAAAGGCAATACACCAAGGACTCCCATAGCTATATTTTCTTGGGAACTCTCTGTGGGTAGCAAGTAGGGTTTATACAGTGACCGCGCTCCACCGTCTTGACGGCGAGCTTGGGTTGCTGCACTCCAACTTGGCAAGATCTTATCGGATCGAGATGGATTTCCTTCATTAAAGATCTGAGATGATGTATTTACTATCATCTGATAAAGATCATTGGGAATCTCACCTGCCGGTTCTTGCATTTGGGCAGCATGTTTCTTAAGTGTGTCGACTCGTCTCTGATAACTCAGATGAGGCCACATTGGTTTTATTCCTTTCTGTAAGGAATAAAATAACATGCTATCCCGCTTTGCAAGGCGCCGCCGAACAAATAGATTTAACCAACCCACATACAAAGGTTTGTCAATCCATCCGTGCCTCTCGGGGGGCGCGTTCTGTGATCGAAAGAGTTTGTGTAGCAGTAAATCGTTCCAATATTTTACGAACGTTTGCTCTCGGTTATCGTGGTCTTCAAAGGAGGCTACAGTTTGAACCATAACAACCAAACTCTTGAGCATACCACTCCAGTCACGGCTCGAGAACCAGACTTTACGTCTAGATCTATGTGCCACGACCACTGTGATGATGCTCTCAACTATTGTCCAGGTGCCTGTTTTAGGCATGAACTCTGGTAATTTGCTCTTTAATATAGCAATGAGTTCGATAATAAGCGCAGATGCAGATCTAGTTGACAAATCTACAAGTGAGGACTGCTTCTCTTCAGTCCCAGACTTATTATGGAAGATACGTTTCGTTCCAAACGAGCTATCTTTTCCATACCCTGCCTTCATAGCATTTTTCTTCGAAGGGGGGCTTCTAGGGCGGTATACGAATTTCATTCTTTGCGATGTTAATTGTATAC